CAGCGACCCGTTGGACCTCGGGACGAAGGCGAAGTCGCCAAACTGGGCGCGCTCGTTGACTTCCACAACGATGTTGCCCGTGTGGAAATCGACGCCGTCCCACCATCCGAATTGGACCCCGTTCTTCTTGAACACGATCAGGTCCTTCTCCAGGGTCAGGGTGATGGGGCTGTCGCTTCCGCCCAGCTTGATGTCGCCGTTCTCGAAGCTGATATAATTATAAATTTCTGTGAGCTTTGCCCTGGCCTCCGCGTCGCCCTCGTCCACCGTGGCCCGCAGGGACTCAAACTCAAAGAGGATTTGATCCTCCAGCTGGGTCATCTTGGTGGAAATGGACGCCTCCAGCTGGTCGTTGGTGGTGTACGTCTGGGCGACCTCCAGCAGGATGGACTCACTGGTCTGCTGGATCAGGGAGACCATGGCCAGCTCGGAGGCCTGGACCACGCCGGCGATGCTCGCGGTGTAGTCCTTCTTGGCCTGGGCGGTCACCTTGCTGAGCGCGCTCTGCGACCGGTTGTCGCCTGCCACGTCTGCGTCGGTCAGGTTCTGGACGTTCTTGCCCAGCGTGATCGTGCTGTTTGCGGGGTTCAGCAGGTCCTCGGTGCGCTCGGTCAAAAGGAAGGACTCATCCACTCCGTGGGGCTTGGATAGCACCCGGATGCTGTCGCCCACCTGGTAGCTGTCGATGCTTTTGTCCATGTATGACAAATCCAGCGCCGTCAGCCTCAGGGACGTGACGACATATCGGTGCTCCTCCAGGTATTGCCGCGCTTTTTTCAGCAGGTTGGTCGGTTCGGTGATGTCGTCCCAGACGACCGGCACCGTGATCCTTCCGCGAAGCTCCACCGCGTCGTCGTCTTGGATGAAGTCCTGGCCGTTGTTCACGCTTTTGATGGTTACGCGCTCGCCGGTGGCCTCGTCTTTCGCGCCGTAGGGAAGCACCGCCGTGACCAGGCTGGTGTTGGCTCCGTTGCGCGAAAAGCTCAGCAGGTTGGAGCCGAATTCGATAACCTGGTTGCTGACGTACTCCAGGGAGGCATACCAGTTAATCAGCCGGGCGCCGTCGTTGGCCGACGTAGTAAATACGATATAGCCGCCGCAGCGCTCCAGTAGCTTGTTAAGGGTGGCCGCGATGGACTCCGCGTCCTGGCTCTCCAGCCGGACGTAATCGTTGGGGTCCGTCACGGTTATGGTGCCGAGCCGGAATTGCTTTGACGCCTCCACCTGGGAGTTGTACTCTCGGACTAACTCGGCAAAAATGACCGCGGGGGTGTCCTGGTACAGGTACGGCCGGGAGGCCGCGTCCTGTAAGAAGCAGAGCTCTCCCTCGCAGTACACCGTCCGGCGATTATAATAATCGTCGTCCGGGTAGAGGGCGCGCCCGCGGAATTGGAGCAGGCCGTCGCGGTAAATCTCCACGATGGTCTTGTAGCTGGTATAGCTGCCATAAGCCGGATGCCCGGCGAGCATGACGATCTCCGCTGTGCCACCTTTATTCAGGCCCGTGGTGACCCTCAAGCCGGCCAGGTCGTAAGACTCCAGCCGGCTGTCGTAGGTGAGGACGCCGTCTGCGAAAATCTGGATCATCGCAGCACCGCCTCTCTATATGTGACGGTAAGCGTGCCTGAGCCGCTATACTCCAGCACGTGATTGCCTGGGGTCAGCAGGAGCTCAGGCCACTGATAAACGCCGGCGGACAGGTCGATGAGGGTCCCGCCGTAGGTCAACTTGATGTTTCCGGTCGTCTCCAGTTGAGGCACGACGGCCCTGCGGCCGTTGTTCTGGAGCGTCACGGACTGCGTCGTGCTGGAGGCCGTTCTTTGGACCACTGTCTCCTGCGCGCGGTAGAGCCAGGGCTCGCAGACGCCGGTCACGACGACCGCGGCGTGGGCGGGGGTGCTGTACTCCTCCGCCACGTGCAGTCGGGCCGTCACGTAGTAGTCCGGGCGATCCGGGAGCACGACCGGCCAGACCAGGCCGTCCAGGAGGTTGACCATCGCGTTGATGAGCGCTTCGCGGTCGGCCCGTGTGCCTTCTGAGTTCTCCAGTCTCACGGTCAGGCTGCGGTCCTTGTAGCGCGCGAGGCCCTCCGTCAGGACGGTGGAAAGGTCCCAGGAGCCGTCTCCGCCGGACTTCTCCACGTAGTTGGTCTTTTGCTCGGGGTTGCTCAGGGCGCACCCATTAAGGGTCCACCCGTGAGCGGCGGTGTCGTATTCTCCGAGAATTACTTTTCTTTTAGGCATTTAGATGGCCCCCCTTGCTGTCAGCGCCCGGCGTCGACCCAGGGCGTTGTCCATTTTCTGGGCTGTGCCTCCGACCAGCGCGTCGCCGTCCAGGAGGAGCACCTGGCCCTTTTCGATTGCTGCCAGTATGCTGTCCAGCTTTGACAGCATCCCGCTCTCCGTAGCGGAGACGCCGGCGGGAGCTGCGAAGGTGTGCTGCAGGCGGCGCTCCAGCGTTAAGCCGTTCATGCTCTCTGCCTCGTCCAGCATATCGCCGGACAGCTGCCGCATGGCCTTGAGCGGGTCATCGGCGTTCTCCTCAATACCGACCGCCATACCCTCGACCAGCATCTTGCCGACCTGGTCCCTGAATACGCGCGACGGGGATTTGATGCCGAAGAATTTTTTAATGCCGCTAAGGACGGAGTCGCCGAAGCCCTTGAGCTTGTTTGTGATCCAGCTGGTCATGTCCTTGATGCCATTCCAGAGGCCCTTGATCAGGTCCTTGCCGACCTGGGCGATGTTCTTCACGCCCTGGCCCAGGCCCTTGACAATGGCCGCGATAATGGTCGGCATCTGTCTTACGAGCTCGACCACAATCTTCGGGATAGCCTCCAGGATGCCGGAGAACAGCTTGATCGCCGCGTTTATGAGCAGGGGCAGGTTCTTCAGGAGCGTGCCGATGATCGTGCTGATGATGGTCGGCAGCTGCTGGACCAGCGGGGTGATTATCTTCGGGATGGCTTGCACGATGGCAAGCAGCAGGGTCACGGCCGCGTCCAGGAGCACCGGCAGGGCCTCGATGATCGCGCCGATGATGGTGTCGATGATTACCGGTAACGCCGGGATCAAAGCGTCCAGGAGCACCGGGATGGCGTCCAAGATTGCAAAGAGCAGCTCGATGGCTGCGTCCAGAAGCACCGGGATGGCCTCGGCCAAGGCGTCCAGAACGGTGTTGATCAGGGAAGGCAAAACCGGGATAAGCTGCTGGATGATCACCGGGACGGCGGCCACGATGGCGCCCAGTAGCTCGACGCAGGCCTCCAGTAGAACCGGGATGAATGTCACCAGGCCGCTGGTCAGCGTTTCGATCAGCATCGGCAGTGTCTCGGTCAGTAGCGCCACGACCTGGGGAACCAGCTGATTAACCAGGGCGCTCAGCATACTCGTGAGCATTTCGACCGCCTGGGGCAGGTACGTCACGAGCATATCAATCAGCGACGTGAGCAGCGCCGGCAGGGTCTCGGAAAACAAGGCCAAAAACGCCGGCAGGGCTGTGGTGAGTAGGTTTATAAGTATGATGGGCAGCTGCTCGACGAAGGTCTGCAGTAGGGTGGGAAGCGACATCACGATGCCGTCCACCACCGCCACCAGCGCCTGTATAATGGCCGGAATGCTGTTGACCAGCTGGCTCACCAGGCTGACCATCGCGGTCTGGATGGCCGGGAGCAACGCCGGCAAATACGCCGCCAGGGAATTCACGGCCTGGACAACCACGTCGATAAGCGTCCGGGCGATGTCCGGGAGGCTGTGTAAGATGGTTGTGGTCAGTGTCGTGATGAGGCTCATCGCGACCTCGGCCGCCGCCGGGACCAGCTCGGTGACTTTGTTCAGGAGCGTGGAAATGAGCCCGGACAGCCCTTCGCCCAGGTTCGCCGCGGCGCCTTCGTCGCCGTTCAGCATATCCCGGAAGGCTCCGGTGACTTCCTTGACGCCGGGCACCAAGTCGGACACGAGCGACGCGCCCAGGAGCTTGACGTCGGTCAGTAAGGGCTCAACGGCTCCGCCGACCTCCGCCATGGAGGATGCCCATTCTTCGTTTGCTTGGTTGGCGCGGATGATCTCCGCGTTGGTTTCGCGGTAGGTTTCCGCCGCGTCGGAATAGAGGCCGCTCAACGTTTCCATGATGAGGGTCTGCCGCTCCTGCTCGGAGCTGCAGGCCGCCAGGCTCTCGTTGAATGCGTCCTCGCTGACGCCTGCCCAGTTAAGGGCATCAGCTAATGGGCCGGTAACCTGTCCGACTTTTGCGGTCTCGTTGGCGGCCTCGGTCAAGCCCTCGATGGGGAGCGAAGCGCCAAAGGTGGCATAGACGCCGGTGCAGATGTCCGTCCACTTCTGCAGGTCCTTCTCGTTGTCGGTCAGCTTCGCCAGGTGGTTGGCTGCCTCCACGGCCTGGTCCGTTTCGCCCAGGACTCCCTGCAGCTCTTTGTAGGTGGTCGTTGCCGCCTCGGAGCTGTGGCCCGCTGTGGTGAACGCGGTGTCCAGCTTGCCCATTTCGGTGCGGTATTCTCTGGAGGCCTCCGCGCTTGCGACCAAGGCGCCGACCGTTGCCGCGACTCCGGCGGCCAGGGCTTTCAGCCCTCCTGCCACCAGCCCGCCAAGTTTCGAGCCCAGGCCCTCGCTGGACTTCTCCAGCTTCTCGGTGCTGTCGTCCATCTTGTCGAGCCCTTTGGACGTCTCCTTGATGGCCTTCTTGTAGCCTTCCATTTTTTGCTCGGTCTCGATGATCTCGCGCTGCAGGGCTCGCACCTGCTCCTCGGAGGCTTCTCCGCGTTCAAATTGTTTTTGAACCTGCTTTTCCGCCTCTTTCAGCTTTTCCAGCTTCTCCTTGGTGGTCGTCACCGCTTCGGCCAGAATCTTCTGCTTTTGGGCTACAAGGTCCGCGTTGCCGGGGTCCATTTTCAGCAATTTGTTGACGCTCCCGAGCTCGCTGGACAGGTCCCGGCTCTTTTTCTCGACGTCCGCTAATGCTTTCCCGAGTTGTGTAGTGTCGCCGCCGATCTCGACGGTCAGGCCCTTGATGGTTTTGTTAGCCATTCACCGGCGCCTCCTTCCCTCCGAATTTTCGCCGGAGCGCAGCGCGGTCCGGCACG